ATCTTTTTAGCACAACTTTGCATATCTCTATTCCATAACTCTAAACAACCATTAAATTCTTGCTTCCAATCAGAATTTAAATAAAACAATGCGTTAATTCTTCTATGTTTTTGAGTTTGAGGGTGAATATTAAAATCACAGTGAACTGATAAATGACCATTAGTAGTAGTTTTATGTATACCTCCACCTAGTAAATACGGGTCAGATTGTAGTTCAGGAATACCAGTTATATCTTCAATAAATTTAATTATTTTTGGTGAAGAGAATAAATCAATAACATTATTTGTTTTTTCTGGAATTTGTTTACGTATATTTAAAGCAATCTTTCTTGATTGTGTCTCACAATCTGATTGATTATTAATATGTCCAAATCCAGATTCTTTATCAAACCAATCTTCTTGAGGGATATTTCGTATTTCTGTTTCTATATCTGTTGCGAGTGATTCGTCTAAAAAATTATCAATAATAATATAATTAAAAGGCGAAGCAGTTAAAAACTGATTTCTTAGAACTTGTATATCATATTTTTCAAGATCAATATCAATCATTTATAATTTAAAATAATTATTATCTTTAAATTATAATCATTTGTTTAGTTTAAACACCTAAAAATGGTCTTTTTTTCGTCTTATCCAACTTATATATTTATCACCTGGTTTATAATTTTGTTCATCATATATTTTTCTAAAATCTTCTGCGTGTGTGTTACAAATACAGATTTTTTCTTTTTCGTTACATAAATAATCTGTTTTTTTATAAATAGCCTTATCTTTATGGGATAAATAAAAATCTAACATATTATTTATTATTTCTTCTTTTACAGGATTATTTTGAAAATATTTATCTGTGAACATGTTATATCTGATTTTTATGTGGTCTAAATAAGGAACATCAATCACTTTATACGACTCTCTTATTTGTTCTATTTTTGTATCAGATAATGATGTAAAACTGTCTGTATAATTATTTTTATCTGAGTAATAAGAAGTCATATAATAAGTTCATGAGTTCTAATCTTTATATTATTTTAAAAAGAGTTATAACACTTTATAGTACAGTATTTAAAAATTGTTCCATAGTTGATTTAGTTGGCTTAGCATCATATTCAATTACCTGATTATCCTTGACTAATTTAATAGTTGGATAACCCTCAATATTGTATTTATCCATTAATTGAGTAGTTTCAGCTGACTCATTTGTACAATTGTGTTCTATAAAATTAACTGTGTAACCATTGATAGATTTGCCATCATATTCAGATTTTAATGATTCCCACTCAGGTTTAGCAGTTTTACAATGTGGACACCAATCAACATAAAATAACATTAATGTCGCAGTTTTATTTGAGTTTTGGTCTTTTGGAATATTTTCTCTATTTGCATGAAAAGTTGTTTTTTCACTAGCATATTGTTTATATGTATAATAAGCAAATAGAATTATAAGTAATCCAAAAATAATAATAGCAGCTACTTTCCAATTCATAAATCCACTAATCCTTTGCATTAATGATGGAGTACCACCAGTTTTCATAACATTTAATCCTGAACCAACTGGATTAATTGTAGGAGTTTTTGTTGAAAAATAAGAATTCATTATATATATACTAAATAAGAATAAATTATAGTATCTTTTAAACGAATATAAAGTTTAAAAGATATTTATTAATTATGTTAGTTAGAGATTCTGAAGGTAGACTAATAATTATCTCAAGAAAGGATTGTAAAAATGAAAATGTATATAATGAAAAAATCTATAATATACGTTTAAATTATACAAAAAAATATAAAAGTGTGCTTATCAACCCACCTAAAGATGTTCCAAAGGAATTAATTTCAAAAGATTTTGCGGATGACTGAAATTATGAGAACTAACAAAAATAAAGAAAATATATAACTACATAAAACATTTGTCTTTAACGGATCCCAATTTGAATTATTATTGAGAATATTTATATCAAAATTCTTAACAAATTTGTTAGTTTGTTGAGTATTATAATATAATGTATATCCTAAAAGTGTAAGAATAATAACTTTACCAAATATAGAAGATAATAAAAATGTATTTAATGGTGTAATCATAAACAAAACAATAAAAATAACTGATAAACCAAGACACATACAAACATTTTGTGTAGCCTTTGAAAACTCAATAATCATTGAAGTGGAATTACTTTTTGTTAAAGAAGAAGACATAGTTAAAATATATTTATATTTTATTTTTTATATTTATATATAAATGACAAAGACGCGTAAAAATAGATCAAGTAATAGAAGTCAAACTAAAAAACATAGAGTTTTTAAAAAAGGTGATTTTTATTCAGGAGATGGATTTTTAACATCAGTTTGGGGTCCAGCCCAATGGCATATGTTACATACTATTAGCTTTAATTATCCCGTGAAACCAACTCTAGAACAAAAAAAGCAATATAGAAACTATGTTTTATCTTTACAAAATGTTTTACCATGCGGGGCTTGTAGAAAAAATTTAAAAACAAATTTAAGACATTTACCTCTAAAAATGTCTGATATGCAATCACGTGAAACATTTTCGCGCTATATTTATAATTTACACGAGTTAGTAAATAAAATGCTTAAAAAGAAATCTAATTTAACATATTGTGATGTAAGAGAACGTTACGAACATTTTAGAGCAAGATGTGTAGACGAAAAACCCAAAGTATTCAAATATTCCGAAATTAAGACTAGAAAAAATAACAAAGAGAAAGGATGTACAGAACCATTGTATGGTAAGAAAGCTAGATGTATATTAAATATTGTACCACAGGATGAAAAAGGTCAAAGCATACAAATTGATAAAAAGTGTATGAAACATAGAGAATAATGATTTATTTTCTTAGTAAATCAGAACCATTGTACATTAACATTGTTTCTATATCATCATAATGTTCAGAACGTGATTTATAACCAGTAGATTCATTTCTTGCTTCTAGTAAATCTAAATATTTATCATATTGTTTTTTATTTTTAAATACTGTTCTTTTCTTTTTGCAAGGAAAATCTTCTGGATATTGCGGATTGTTACATTTTGGAATACCTCTTATAGGTGAGTTTTGTTTCCACTCTTTTTCAGATGAACCTAATGAAAATTCATAAATTTGATTTTTTGGAGTATTAATTTTAACTCTTTTTCGGGTACTTTGAGCACTTTGTCTTAATTCTCTAATACTATGTTTTCCAAGTTTTTTTGACCCAATAGATGTGTTTCTAATAGGAGGTAAACGTAATGAACCAGGTCCTCTTGCTAAATTTTTTTTAGTAAAATTTCTACGTTTTTTTGATATTCTTTTTTTATTTTTAAGAGATGACATATATAATATAGTAATATTTTTACTTTATTATACAAATTACATTCCGAAAGTTGAAAAATCGTTCAAAACAGGCACTGGCATATAATTTTGGTTGAACGCACTATAATTTGGAACCTTCTTACAATCAAATGCGGGTTCAGGACAACGAGCACATGGTGGACAAGGTGGGCATTTTGTCACATCAGTATTATCAGGACATTGAACAATTGGGTCAGGACATTTTGGACATACAGGTGGAACTACTTGTGACTTTAAAATATATAAATCTTCTTGTCCAGCAGGAATTTGAGAACGTGGAATTCCTTGAGGAAGAGAATTATAATAAGCAGAAGAGTCATAAGTAGCATATGTATTTCCAGCAGGTCCAGTATATGTAGTTGCTTGACCTCCGTTTGGACCATAATATGTAGAAGAACTATATGCGGTGTTATAATCAGAACCTGTTGTGTTATTATCAGCATCATATTGATTTATGGTACCATCTTGACTATTATATGTATATGCATTATCACCTGTATAAACAATCTTAGAACCATTTGGAGTTGTTATTTCAACAGCTTGTTTTCCATTGCTATCGGTTATAATTTTGGCAGAACCACCGTTAGGACCATAATAGGTTGATACATTTGGATCAGTTGCTTGTGTATCAATATAATAAATTTCAGTTGTTCCGTTCTTGTTAGTAATAACAATTGTATTATTATTTGGAGTTTGAATTACTCTAGCAGTTCCTCCGTTAGGACCATAAAATATAGTAGGATATGATGTTCCATCATAATGATTATAATTATCGTAAGTATTAGAACTACTGGTATTTGATGATGAAGACGTAGATGAAGAAGAACTAGATGATGTATTAGAAGAATCACTTATTTTATATGTATGAATAGTTCCATCAGGATTTGTTACTACTAATGATTTAGAACCATCCATACCAGTTACTACTTTGGCAGAACCACCATTAGGTCCAGAATATGTTGTTGAAGATGAATCACTTGAATTATATGTAGTAGCTACTCCATCACTACTTGTTACTACTAAACTACTTTGACCATTTGAATCAGTTTGAACTTGAGCTGATGCGCCATTTGGTCCATAAAAAGTTTGACTAGAAGCAGAGCTACCGTTGGTTGAAGAATTATTGTCCATACCTTCAACACAGCCTTTACCGCCTAAAAATGAACATAAAATTAATCCTAATAATAAAATTACAAAAAGTATTAATAATTCACCTTTCATTGTATAATTTATATAGTGAAAAAAATTGATTTGTTTAATTATTATTTATAATTAAATAAATATATAAACTAAGAATGTCTCAGAGAAGTAAGAATGAAGATTGGGTTAGTGCCGTTATAATTGAAGATGATAGTAATGACGAATCAGAAGAAGTAATTGAAATAACACCTGTTTCTCAAAAATTTATGAAAAGGAAACCAAAAAATGTTGTTGAGATAATACAACCAGAGGTTGTTGTCAAAAAGAAAAGAAATGTTCAACAACCATTAAAACAAATGTTTGACCCTGATACTACTATTATAGAAATAGGAATAGATGAAGCTGGAAGAGGTCCAATGTTCGGTAGAGTGTATGCTGGAGTAGCAGTTTTACCTAAAGATGATAGTTTTGATCATTCTCAAATGAAAGATAGTAAAAAATTTCATAGTAAAAAGAAAATAGAACAAGTTGCTGAATATATAAAAGAAAATGCAATAGCTTGGGCTGTAGAATATGAAGATGAACAAACAATAGATGAAATAAATATTTTACAAGCAACACAGTCAGCAATGCATAAAGGAATTAAAAATGTACTATCTCAGCTAAAAGATATTAATTATGATAAGATATTATTGTTAGTTGATGGTAACTATTTTAAACCATTTACAATTTTGAATAAAAATAAGACAAAATTAGAAACAATAAAGTATCAAATGGTTGAAGGAGGTGATAATAAATATACGTCAATAGCAGCAGCGTCTATATTAGCAAAGGTAGAGAGAGATACTTATATTGATAAGCTATGCGAAGAAAATCCCGAACTAATAGATCACTATGGAATTGATTCAAATAAGGGATATGGCTCAAAAAAACATATGGATGGAATTAAACAACATGGTATTACAAAATGGCATAGAAAGACTTTTGGTATTTGTAAGGAATATTGTTAGTTATTTATATTAAAGACAACTCTATTTTTTTATATCTTAATATATAAATGGTAAAAATACTTGTGTTTGACACAGAAACTAGTGGATTGCCACCAAATATGCCTGGAAAAAATTGGGAAGAACGTGAAGAAAAAAGCAAAAAATTACTAAGTATTTCTGATTACAAAAAAAGCAAATCTGAATGGTCAAAATATATTAGTTCATGGCCTTCAATTATCCAATTAAGTTATATTTTATATGATACTGAAAATCCTGAAGATGCTAAAATATTTAATAAATATATTGATGTACCAGATGATGTTACAATAACAGAAGAAAGTGCTGCTGTTCATCATATAACAAAAGAAAGTATAGCAGCAGTAGACAGTATAAATAGAGCAAAAATTTATGACGCGTTAGATGAGTTTATGAATGATGTTGAAAGTTCAGATGTAATAGTTGGTCATAATGTTCAATTTGATCGTAAAATGGTTATAGCAGAATTAACAAGAGTATCAAAAAAACATAAACTTCCTCAAATAGAAAAAATGATGGACGATTCTAATTTTGTATGTACAATGCAAAGAACTCAACCGGTTTGTAATTTGAAGAGAGAATCATCATATGTTGATAAAAAAAGTGGTGAAGTAAAAGTATTTTATAAAATTAAACCTCCAAAATTAATGGAATCATATAGACATTACTTTGGTTATGAACCAAATAGCGACGCTCTACATGATGCTTTGATAGATGTAGTTGTTTGTTTAAGAGTTTATTGTATGAGTTTAGAGGATAATTTTGATGTTTGTGGAACAAATCCAGTAATAACAGATTATATTATGAGAATATCACCGCCTGGATATACATGTGAACCACCTATGATAGAAACTAGTAAAAAATCAGCTAGTAGAAGAAGTGCCAGTAAAAGATCAGTTAGTAAACGCGCTCCTAGTGTAAAAGCACCTAAAAAACAAAAACTATCAACTATTATTGAAGAAGCATCAATCCATTCTACTGTAAAAGAAAAAACTCCTTCACCAAAAGCAGAAACTCCAAAATCAAAACAAAAAACTCCTACTCCAAAGACAGAATCTTTTTCTGTAAAATCTAAATCAAGAACTTATAGAAAAAAAGCTACTTCAAAAAGTAAAACTAAAAGTAAAAGAAAAACAGAGATGAGTGATTTTATAGTTGATGATGATGATATTTAAGCTGAACACATTTCACATATTTCTTCTTGTTCTTCAGCTTTTTCTTTCGCATCTGGCTCAATTGTGAACTGTTGAGCCTGATGTTTTGCCTTTCGTCTTAAATAATATATACCTGTTTTCAAGCCTTTCTCCCAAGCATAAAAATGCATTGATGTTAGTTTATTGTAAACTGGTTCCTCCATCCACAAATTTAAACTCTGACTTTGACAGATAAATGGACCTCTATCAGCCGCCATATCAATAATATGTTTCATAGGAATTTCCCATACAATTTTGTATTTGTTACGAATATGCTCTGGTAAAACAGTTAATTGTTGAATTGAACCTTTATTTGCAATAATATTATTTTTGATTTGTTCATTCCAATAACCTAATTGAATAAGCTCTCTCATTAAATATTTATTGACAACAACAAATTCGCCTGCTAAAGTACGTCTTGAATATAAATTACTTGTAAATGGCTCAAAACATTCATTATATCCTAAAATTTGTGATGTAGAAGCAGTTGGCATAGGAGCAACTAGTAATGAATTTCTTAGACCATATGTAACAATAGATTCTTTTAACTTGGTCCAATCATAACGATCACTAGGTTTAACATTCCACATATCAAATTGAAGAATGCCTTGTGAAGCAGGTGAACCTTCAAATGAACTATAAGTTCCCATTAAATTTTTATGTTTACGTATAAGTGGATATTCTTCTTCGCTAATAAAATCAAGCACTTTAAATTGTCCTTCAGATGATAACTTATTGATAATACTATTTCGTTCAATTGATATTTCGTTACTTCTTTCTAAAGAAGCGTGGTAAATAGTTTCAAAGATTAATTTATTTACTTCTTTTGCTTCATCTGAATGAAATGGAATATCCATTAAAATAAATGTATCTGCTAAACCTTGAACCCCAATGCCAATAGGTCTATGTCTCATATTACTTCTCTTAGTTTTTTCCGTTGGATAAAAGTTTACATCAATTACTCTATTTAAGTTGTTAGTTACAACCTTAGTTACCTGATGAAGTTTATCATAATCAAATTGTTTTGTTTCTTGATTTACAAAGGTTGGTAAGCCAATTGATGCCAAATTACATACAGCTGTTTCTTCAGAGTCAGAGTATTCAATAATTTCACAGCATAAATTAGACGATTTGATTGTTCCTAAATTTTTCTGATTAGACTTAATGTTTGCAGCATCTTTGTAAAGCAAATATGGTGTGCCTGTCTCCATTTGAGCATCTAAAATTGAGAACCATAATTCGCGTGCTACAATTGTTTTTCTGGCTTTACCTTCCTCTTCATATTTTTCATATAGTGACTTAAATTCTTGTCCATAAACATCACTTAATCCTGGACATTCATGTGGACAAAATAGAGACCATTTGCCATTCTTTTCTTTAACCCTTTCCATAAATAAATCGGAAATCCACAAAGCATAGAAGAGATCACCTCTTCGTCACCATGATTTTTACGCATTTCTAAAAAGTCAAAAATATCCGAATGCCAAGGTTCCAAATAAATAGCAAATGAACCACTGCGCTTTCCACCTCCTTGATCAACATAGCGTGCAGTGTTATTAAATACACGTAGCATTGGAACTAAACCATTAGATGTTCCATTAGTGCCCTGAATATGAGTTCCTTTAGCTCTAATATTATGTACATGTAAACCAATACCTCCAGCCCATTTAGAAATATTTGCGCAATCCTTAAGTGTATTAAAGATTCCATCAATGCTGTCATTTTCCATTGCTAACAAATAACACGAACTCATTTGTGGTCTTGGAGTTCCTGCATTAAAAAGTGTAGGAGTAGCATGAGTAAAGTACTTCTGAGACATTAAATCATACGTTTCTTTAATTAGTTCTAATGATTTTGGATTATTTAAATCTCCATGAATTCCGACAGCAACACGCATCCACATATGCTGAGGTCTTTCAATTATATTTTTACCCTTTTTAAATAAATATGCTCTCTCAAGAGTTTTAAATCCAAAATAATCAATCAAATAATCTCTGTTATGGTCAATTATACTATTTAACTCTACATCATGCTCTTGAACAAATTCCCATAATTGAGAAGAAACTAATGGTTTGTGATTTTTATGAATATCATAAAAGTGATATAATTCACACATAACATTTGAAAAAATTGGGTCTGTATTTTTTTGATGATTTGAAACAATAATGCGTCCAGCAAGTGTTCCATAATCTGGATTAAGAGTAGAAAGTGCAGCGCATTGTTCAGCGGCTAATTCATCAATTTTTGTTGTTGAAATTTTATCATATAATTGATCAATCACCTTCATAACTAATTGCTGATAATTTATTTGAATTGAAGCTTCTTGTCCCAATTTTTTTATTCTAGTTAGAATTTTATCAAATGCGATTTCTTCTAACTCGCCATTTCTTTTGGTAACACGCATATCATTGGATTCCATAGTATAATTATATATGTTAGTTTAATTTTAAGTCAGTTTTACAAAAGTTTAATTAATAAGTTATTTTTATATAAATCTATATTATATGACAGATAAATTTATAGGAAGTCTTATATTTTTAATAGGAATATTAGCTGTTAGTTTATATTTAGCTCCATTTATTAAAAAATTAGAAGGATTTAGTGGATTATATGATTTATCAACTCCTGGTTCTTTTCCCAAGTCAGTTAACCAAGCCATATTAGATGATTATCCTTTAATAGGAAAAAATGAAACATCTAAGAACAATTATAATCAAATATGGTGGCGTTATCCTATATTTACATTAGGTTCTTATGAACAAATAACTAACAACTTACAATATCGTTATAATCCTGATGATGGAACTTGTGTACGTGCTGATTTTTGCGGAGCATTATATCATAATAAAAAAAATACTAAAAGCAATATAATTAATCCTTTACCTCCAGCAGAAGAAGGACCAGGAGCAAGAGTAGGTTATTTTAGAAGTGAACCAAATGAATTATATTTTTCAATTCCCACTAATGAAAACATTTTATATTAAGTATCATTTGTAAATTTATTAAAATTTATATCTATATCTTTAAGTTCAGGGATAGAAATAGGAATCGTTGTAGTAGTTTCAATATCCTTTTTAACAACAGTAATTTTACCAGTTTCCTTGTTAAATTGTAATAAACATCCTCCGGTTGGTTTAGTTGTAAGATCTATAGTTTCTTTTTTTTGTTTGCGATTAGGAGCCCTATGTTCGTAACCGCTAACTCTTTCTTTCTCAACTATAGTCCATATTTCTTCCAAAGAACTAATATTATCTTTAAACCATTGTCTATTTCTACAAACTAACACACAACTTAATTGTTCAAGTTTCCAATATATAGTTTTCATGTATGTATAGTTAAATTCTGGATTATATTGATAATAATCAACAACATTTTCTTGCCATTGGGTAATATCATCTGGGTGAATTAAATCTAATGGTCTATATACGTAAAATGGTTTTCCTTCTTTTGTATGAAAGTAAATGATTGAACCTTTCATTTTATTATCCTTGGATAAACATACATTTTTAAATTCAATACCTTCATCATCTTCATAATATTCATCTAATGTATCATAAATATAAGAAGCAGTGTCAGGATATTCAGTAAATTTAGTCTCTAAAAAGTCACATTCATCAAGGTCACAAACTTCCATTTGAAGTTGCATTTGAATCCAATATTCTTTCTTTGGAATTCCATCAATCTCTCTATTGACGATATTTTTAATTTCTAACATGCGTCCATATCTCTGCGATTGTTTATCAACATTAATTCCATCAGGTGATGCTCCTAAGAATAAATATTTTTCATGTTGAATACAACCAAAATCTTCAATTTTTGTTTCATATTTATGTTCATAAATTTTTATAGAAAGAGGTTCATATTTCTGACCCCAGTGTAATGTTGTGTTAGTATTAACCATTATAACTTCTTTAATTTCTTTAATGTCTTCTGTATCACCATCAATATCATCATTATCTTCCGATATGAATAAACTTTGGTTTAACGGTTGACATTTTTCATAAATAAGTTGATTTTTAACTGTTTGACTTTCAAATGCTTTATATGCGTTTGAAGCAGTAATTAAGTTATGGCGAGATTCGTACCATTCTTTAGTTCTTTGTGTTGGTTGTGGTTTATTTCGTAAAATATCTAGTTGTTCATCAATGAACTCTGAATCAGGTTCTTCTAAGATTATTGTATCTGGATATGAACGTGGTGGCATAAAATGTTTAAAGAAGTCTTTTTTAGTGTGTTCAATGATTTCATCCATTTCATCCTCGGCGTCATCATTATAAAATATGTCAAAATCAAAATGAGAATGCATTACTCCTTGAATATTTTCATCAAAAATATCTTCAAAATCCGGTTCAGAAATAAGAGTAGGATGATCTCTAATAAATTCTTCCATTAAAGATGTACATGTTTGATATAATTCCAAAGATTCCTCATCATTAAAGTATTTGGGGTCTTCTTCTGGAATAATAAGTTCCGTAACGTCAGTTAATTCGCTATAGATTTCAGTCATATCTATATAATTTATATAATTGTTTTTATACTATTATTTGAATCAATTTTATTATTTTTTTATAATATATAATATATGACAGCACAATTTTATATTTATTTAATTCTCTCAGCTATTTTGACAGCAACAGTTATTCCAATTATAAAAAAATATATAACAACAAAAAACTCATTATGGATTGGCCTAGCTATGTTATGGTATGTATTAATAATATGGTTATATACAATTATATTAACTGTGGATAATATGTCAGTTATTTATTCAATATTAAAAGTTTTAGATATTTTAATAGTATTAGGATTTGGAGTATTAATGTTTAAAGAATCACTAACTATGCGTCAGATAATTGGAATAGTGTTTGCGATTATAGCAGTAGTATTATTATCAAAATAGATGCGAATAAATAAAATTATAAACTATATTATATTTTTATAATTTTAATCATTTTCTGATTCAGAATCATCTTTATTTTTAAGATTTTTAGCTGTACCTTGTTTTTTCTTGGGAGCTAGTCCTTTCAAAGTTGATACTCTTTTGTCTAAATTTTTAAGTGTAAAATGATTTGATGGTTTATTATAACATAATGCAGGAATCTCTTTAATTTCTCCAGTTTCTTTATTATAATTAACATCTTTAACGCGTTGTAATTTCTTTTTATCAAGACAATCTCTAAAGAAAGCAATTAGTTGGTCGTATTCAATATCAGTTAAATTATTTAAAGCCTTATAATTGTCGGCGAATAATGTTAGTTTCTTGATTTTAGCTGTTTTATCTAATTTACTCCAAGGTTCATTGGAATTAGTTATTTTTTCATTTTCAAGAAATTTATCTAAATTAGCGAGATCACTAGAAGATTTACTCTCAGGCCATGGAACACCATTTAATATCATAGATTTATATTTAAGTGTTTTTAACTCATTACAATCAGTTGTTTGAATTTCCTTGTTCATTTTATATACTATATTGTAAAATAGATTTTAACTTAGTTTCATATAATAATAATTAAACTATGTATATTTAAAATAATATTTATATTGATTTTGTAATAAAGTTAATTATTTTACGATACTATATATAATGGATAGTATTGATAATGATGATACTACAAATATAAAAAAAATAATAATAGAAGAACCTAAACTTCAACGAGACAAAATAAAAAAAATTAACTGTGAAAAAGAAAGAAAAATGAGAGTTGAAACTAAAACTTGGGGTTTAAATAATGAAGAATTAACTCATCAAGTACAATTAGAGTTTTTAATGTCTGATAATTTTATACAAAATGATATCAATGATAAATATATATCAAAACTAACAAGTCATATTAAAAATAAAATTTACAATTATAGACAACAAGATATAATTAAAAAAAAGTTAAATGAAAAGGAATTTGTTAGTTTTGAAGAAACACTAGATCTATTAAAAAATTGTAATATGAAATGTTGTTATTGTTCTAGTGAAGTTTATATTTTATATGAGCGTGTAAGAGAAATGAAACAATGGTCGCTTGATAGAATTAATAATGATATAGGTCATAATAGTGGAAATTTAGTAATTGCCTGTTTGGAATGTAATTTAAAAAGAAGACGAACTAACAAAGATGCATTTATGTTTACAAAGAATATGGTAATAATTAAAGAAGGAAATTAATATTCTTCTAAATTTGATTCGTAATATTTTTCTGATTCATTCAAGATTTTAGAGTATAAATCATAATTAATGTTAATTTGGTCATATAATGGTTTTAAATCATGAAATAAATCTGAAAGAATTTCCCAATATGGCTTACAAATATAACTAATATACTTTATTTCATGATTATAAAATGAAGATGAACTGTTAATATTGAATGATGTAAATGGTTTTAACCCCTTTTCTTTTTCTTTTTCTGTTTGGATATAGAACTCAAAAGATACTTTCCTTGCCCAAGCTTCACACTGTTCAGGTTCTTGAATAGGATTTCCAACATCAGCAGCATGAACAAATATTTTTGCTACTAAATATTGATCATCAATAGATTCAAAATTAAACCCATTTTCTTTTCTAGTTTTCATAGATTCAATAATGGATTTATGATTTGCCATATCGGTTCCTAAAATACAATTAATGATCGTTTTTCTACAAATAATAAATTCATCATGAGTATAATTTTGAAAAATATGGTGTTTTTTAATAAGCTCAAATGCTAAATGACAGTGATATTGTTCAAGAACACTCAAGTCATTATATCTACAAGCTAAATCTGAGCATGTATTGATTTCAAATAAATTATTATTACCTGGGTGTCCGATATCATGTACTAATGCACTGATAAGAATTGAAAATGAAACATGAGGATTAAGATTATATAACAGTCCGCATTTATTAAGTAAAACATATGTTGTATGTAATACATGTGTTGCATGGTAAAAGTTG